AAGCCCACAATATGGCCAGAAACCCACGGAAACCCTAATCCATCGTCACACATAGGACCACCGAAGTGTCGTTTATGTGGTTTATTCCAACGGAAAAGAGTGTCGAAGAGTAGAAAGAAGACTGCACTGTGACTCCGTGCAGCTAGAGGGCTTATTGGATTGTAATCCTTCCCTCTACTCCCCAACTTTGAGTTTAAGGTCGCAAAGCGACGTATGTCCCTAACACCATTTCATTTTCTCCTCCCAGACCCAGTGCCTTCCCCTAAAGGATAGAGCGTTGTCTTGATTCATCTTGTGGAGACCCTTCACACTATGGTCTGTAGAGTCGGTCCATTTAACATGTTTGACCTTCTCCGACCATCGTCTGTAAGTCTTCCACCAGGATTTCAGGATATCGTTTTCCTTTTCAAAGGTATCGGATCCATAGATAAGATTACTTTTAATCAGTTTACCATAAATGGGGTCGTCTTGACGAAAAACATCAAGGACCAACCGATTCCCGGAATCACGATTTAATCTCGTGATCTCCTCATTAGTAATCTTACACATAGATGAACCATCCTTCATCGTCCAGGAAAGTTTAGCCATGCTCTCTCGAGAATACTTATCATGACATAATATCATGGAAGCAATCTTGAGATGATGATCAGAAACTTTTGCTGTAGACGGCTTAGGTAGTTCTAAACCTCCTAAACACTTTGGTAGAAACCAAGAGACGGGTGGTAGTTGATCGAGAGTCTCCTTCATATAGTAGAGACATCGACTAATCAATTTATCACGAAAATCACCAGAGGGTAAACCCGCTACAAGTGATTCCATGCGACTTTGTAAGTCACCCCCCCGCTCAATAGAATCCCCAACGACCAACGAAATACCCTTTCGACGCTCGACACTGAGATCCTCACCACCGTGGAGAAGATTCAAATATGGTATATGAATCTTCTTTACGTTAATATCGACACCCTCCATATCCCACAATATACCACAATCAAAGATTGACGAATTGATCACGGCGTATCGTCGAGACACAAAGTTTTTACCAATACTAGGTGTCAATCCGGCGCTGGTAACGTTCCTAACCCAGGTCTGATATCCAACAGGTGGAATAGTGAACAGAACATCATCACCGTTCACCTTGAAGGCCTTCTCCGTCAGGCTGATTTTGCGCTCGTAAGACTTCTCCATACTTTCGCGGGTAACCGCAGCATTTATGATGCAAAGTATAGGAAAAGAGATAAAAGAGCCCATCAGTTGACCCCAACGTTGTTCGAGAATGTCTTCTGAATAACTCATCTCACTGATACAAAAGTCTTTGACGCGTCCGAACATTTCTGAGAGAGCCCTTTCTTTATCACTAGCATAACTAATGATATCGAAAATCTCTCCCTTAAATTTATTAAAAATATAAATGTTCTGAGGACGATAGTCGACATAGTGACCAGTGAGACAAGCTCGAAGAATTAGTTGATGTTCATATGGAATATCAAACTTGGAGCACAATCTAGAGAGGGTAGAATCCGAAAGCCAAGCATGAAGGTTGTCAGTGGCGGCTGAATAGTCACCACTTACAATCTCGGTGTAAAGCTTTGTCTTCTTACTCCACTCGAGTAGCTCGACAATATCTAAATCTTCGAGAGGTCTTCCTGTCAATTCAAAAACTTCTGATAGTTGTAACAACGACCAGAAGAACGGTTGATAGTTCTTACAGACCTGATATGGCACAGCCTCCCCCTTGGTGATTATACGAGCCTTAAAAGGCTCAAGTATAACTTCCGGTCGAGTTAGAACACGACCACCAAGACCCGAGATGTTAGGACGACAAATAGAGGTTACTTCTTCACTATCTAACATACCATAGACTGGTAGTGGTTGAGTGAACTTCACCGAATTCGTTACATATCCCAACAAGATCCTTTCCCCAAACCTATCCTCCAATCCTAACCCAAGACCTTTCATGATAAACTGTAGTGCCCCTCCGTCACGCTTACTATTTTCATAGCAAGCATTCTGAGAGGGAATCGTAAGACCATAGGAGCATCTAACTCCTTTGGCTCTTAACAGTTTATTCCGAAGATGTGCTGCCGAAGTTGGTGTATTGAAGTCGACTCTCTTCCACTTTGAAAGGTGGAAAAGTTCATCAACTGTCCGTACACAGGCCTCCTTAAGTCGAATGACATCCGGTAACCTTCGTTCTGTTGTTAAAGCTTCACGATGTTTTGTGATACTTTTCAGAACAAATCTGTTATCCGCTGCCGGAGCAACTCGTTTAACATTATAAATCGAGTATGCCAAACGAACACCAAGAGGTCCCCTTCGTTGAATGCACAATCTTCTAATCCATCTGGAGAAACGGGTACAGTATGGAAGAAAGTCACCAATCCTCCAACTACCACGTTTTACACACTCAGGAGCAACATCACATTCATTCGAGAGAGCAAGGGCCACTAAAGAAGCAGTTTGATTTTTTAAAAACTCTTCAAAGCAACCCTCGATCCCCAAAATAAAAAGATGTCCAACGCTCCGGAGATATTCTGTGTAAGAAACATCTGTGAAACCAAAGAGTTCCACGAGCTCCAGATATCCCATCACCATGACATTAGCCTTGTTCCAACAATCCTTAAGGATAGATTTTGCAATCTCCACCTTACTCTCTGTGGCTGTCATCATTTTCTGCGCCTTGCTTCTCTTCATAACGGGACATACGTACTCTTTATCGACTCGGTCGATAAAGTTGCGAAAAACATCAACCAATCCTCTGGTACCCAAATCGAAGTATTTCGATAAGATACCTTTGAAAAGGCTAACGTGATCCACGGGAGTCTTATGGCTGATAATTAAAAAA